ATGCGCGTCTTACCAACCCCTGTGGGGCCCCACAGCCAATGTACTTCTGGGGCCGTCTTCCTGTGCGTATACGTACTGGCATGCAGCGCGGCAAGGCCCTTGTGATGACGGATGTACATCGCTGGATCGCGTAATGCTACATCCTCCACACTGATCGTACCAGAGACGATCTCCTCCGCCGCGCGTACTAACGTACCATCCACACCCTGGTGTGTGATCTCTCCATCCTCGAAAAAATCACCATCCTTCTTGCAGTAGTTGGCAGCATTCTGGGCCGTAGATTTACGGGGCTCTATGTGCATACGGGGGAAACGATCCTTGATAACAGTAAAGGCGGTTTGGCGTAAAAGTTCGACATAACCTTGTAGGTGAGGAGTACCACTCTCACCAACTTCACGTCCAAAGACAAGATAGCGATACGGTAGATCCTTGATCGCGTGCTCGTCTTCTGGGACGGGGTTGTTCAGCGTAAAGCAAAAATTGCGCAGACGCTTGACGTATGGCATTGTATCCTGTACAGCATCTGTTTAAGCCACATGCGATTTTAGACAAAATACTCAAATGCTCAAAACGGACGGGTAGTACTATGCCGTCCGTATTTTCCGTAGATCCAAAAATCTTGGATCGCAAGATTGGGGGGCGCTCCGATTGCGGCTGCTGTAAAATGCGCTACATTGCCCGCTCACGCTCCCTCCGGTCGCTCGGCGGGCACCCATGAAGCGATTTTACCGCAGTCGCAGCCGCTTCATCTCCCGCGCCAGGTGCTTCAGAATTACGCCGGACTAATGGCGGAAGAAAAAACACACTTACGACTGAGAAAGTTTGATGGGGTTCATGAGTTCACAAAAGAACGTAAACTCCACGTGCAGATCGACGTTGTTGTCGCTGGCAGCATCGCCAGCCCAGCCTATGATCCCATAGATCGTAGACGTGGGGTTGTTGCCGAAGTCAGCAGCATAGTCATCATCCTTGAGAGTACCATTGGACGCGTACTTACGGAGCGGCAGGTAGCAGGACATGTACGCCAGTTTATCCTGGGGACCAACAGCAGTGATCAGCGGAGGGACCCTCTTGCGCCGGATGAACTGACCACTCTCGATCAACTGAGAGGCAACTGTACCGGTAGACGATGTGTTCGTCTCCTGTACACCGCGGATGTACGCCACAGTGTCTGCAGCGCCGGCCGTAGTGTTCCGGGCAGTAACGTGGATCTTGACACCGTGCACCCTGTACCGTCGCCACATCGTGGCAAGAGTATCGTGCATGTACGGCTGATGGCCCGTACCGGTAAGATCTGGATCGTACAGAGAGTTCAGACGGAAGACACGCTCGACAGAGTACGTAGTAGCAGCAGTAAGTTGGTAGTTGTCGCAGTACTTAAGTTTCACGAAGCCATGACGTTGGACGGGCATAGCGAGTGGCAGAGGGAGACGAGAAGTCCTCTTACGCCGTGCAAGAGTACGACGGCCGCGAGTAGGACCACGCTTACGTGTAGCACGCTTGGGGCGAAACCCAACACGACGTTTACGGAGAAAGGGCATTGGGTACGACGCACGGCATACCTTTAAGCCTCTTCATCTTTTGGGGGCACGTACTGTAACGTGCTTAACCTACGGAGGATCTGGGACCACTCATCTGGATCGTACACATCTTCTGGGTTCCAAGAGGTCGTTATGTAGATCACCGGGCTATTGAACAAGTAGTAGCCCCCTTTGTACTGTACACGGTGCGGGTACCGATCAAGCAGTCGGAGGAGCGCCTTACCTTGTGGGTGGCTTGTGGTCTCGTAGTCGTCGAGAACCACTACCTCCTCTTGCCGGTACCCATCCCACCACTTCGTACCATCATGGATGTACACGCTGTCCGGGTTGTGTTCGTACGCCATGCGCGTCTTACCAACCCCTGTGGGGCCCCACAGCCAATGTACTTCTGGGGCCGTCTTCCTGTGCGTATACGTACTGGCATGCAGCGCGGCAAGGCCCTTGTGATGACGGATGTACATCG